GCCACGCTGTAAAGCCTTTTCACGCCAGAAGAAACCACGAAAGGCTTCTTCAACACCGCACGCAGAGCAGATACTAGCTTCACAGAACCTCGATGACGCATTCCTAATCTCTTCTGCAAATAACATCTTTTCGTTTGATGTCTCATAACAAGCGGGACAAGAAAGTCCTGGAATATAATGATTAAGATTTTTCATTTTATTCCTCTTCGATGTCTTCGTAAGATTCGTAGTTAGGGTCTTCCAAAACATCCTGCCTCCATTTTTTCCTTTCCTCAGGCCAGCATTTTTCGCAAGCCTTTTCTAATTCGATGCCACGCGCATCATAATACCATTGGCTCCACAATCCGGAGCCGCACTTGCATTTCCTTAAATGTTCAATCTTAACCGCCATTGGGTTTCCTTTTCCGAATGGTACGCTTCTTTTTCAGCCCCTGCTTCAACAGCCAATTGGCTTGCTTTTCAATTTCCTTTTCAAAATCTAATTTGGTGTTATGAGCCTTGATAAATCCGACAACCACTTGGCCGTCGGACTTTAGTTCATCACGACGCACGTAGCCAAGAGCCGCAGCCGCTTGAGTAATGGTCGCATTTTGTGGCCGACGAGTACCACCATCAAACCAATTAGAGAATGTGGTGGCAGTGACACCTGTTATCCTTTCTGCCCGGCCATTGGACAGCTTTTCATCTGTCCTGACCATAGTTCGGGCGGCGTCTAAAATAGGGTCTTTGTCGATGAAGCGGTAGTTGCGGTAGATACGAACTTTAGCCATGCTTCGCCGCCTTTCTAGAGACCCTATGGCGTAACCGGTCCTTCATCTTTTTGGTGAGGAACCAACCATCACCTGTGTTACCGAGTAAGCCCTCACTCTTTAATAACCAGACCAGTGAATTTACTGAGGCTGGACCCCGGCCATCTTCGGTAAATGCTTCCTTGAGCTGACCGGCTGATATGGGACCTTTGGCCTTGGCTAGATAATTAATTAAGAAGTCCTTGTTAGGAACTTCATAAGCCTTCTTAGGCTTGCCGGTGTGAGCATGAGCCTTACCATTGGGTTTCGGCTTTGCGTCACCCATGTCGAGATCGAGTTTCGCTACCCCTGCCGTGTGATGTAATAAGCTCATTACACGCCCGACGGCTATCTCCTCCACCTTAATGGATATAGAGAATAATTTTGGCATTCAGTATTAATCTCCTTGGTTGATGCTGTAAAGCATTTTACCACACCTAACCCAGGATTACTAGCTAGATAACAAAGACGCTATTTCTTCGAAATTCCACCGTGAGGGACCACCTTCCCACATCCAGCCAGACACAGCCTCTAAACCCTGCGCGTCTAAAGCTTGAGCTTGGTCCCCTCGCATGAGCCACAGTTCATCTGCTCCATTGTATTTCTTTGCTTTTGGTAAACGACGGACGGCTATCCATGCGTTCCCGCCCATCCGACAACGGCGCTCTAGCCATGGCACTTGGAAGGGTTGGAACTGCACATAGAAAATATGAGTCTTCTTAAATTCAACCCAACCAGACACGCCGGTTGGAGTACAGAACTCTGAGTCTGGCACACCGCTGGCAGAGAAAGATGTTTCTATAGAGGTCCACTGCCAAGCACGAAGTTTCTGGCGGAATATACTTCTTAACCCACCGTCACTGACCATGCAAGATAGAATCCAGCGTAAACTTCAAATCCGGATCTAGTTCTGATTGACCTCGCAACCAAGCCAAATAGTCACGAGGTATATCTTCAAACTTCATGCCTTTATGTTTACCGAACCCAATATTCCTAAGCTTATTTGGCCCCTGAGTGATTGTGTATAATTCAGCCGGTGAATGTTTGTCCAGCATTTTCAGTAAAATACCGGCAGTCGTTGCTACATCATATAAGGCTTGATGTGGTTGTCGTGATTTAATGGTAGAAGCCATAGACAAATCAGGTTTAACACCAAGCCAGTAGCGCAGAACTTGATTGCTGTGACCGGGAGCTTCAGGCCAGATATGCTTACTCACCCGGTAAGTGCAGATCCAAGGGGCTTGAACCTCTGGAAGGAACTTAGAATCAAAATCAGAATTATGAGCCACAATGAAAGAATCAGGCTGAATCTCAGTAAGAAATTGACGAACTGCTTGCTCACGCGTAATGGCTCCTCTTTCCGCGGTAAGCTGGTCCGCGCGAATGTGGTGACTGGCTTGTGCCCTCGGGTCAATCGGGCCAGAATATTGGATATATGTTTCATAGCAGGATATCGGCTCCCAACCTTGGTTTCCGTGCCATAGGGCAATCCATGCCAGCTCTAGCATTTGTCCGCCTTGCTCAGGAAGAGCGGACGTCTCAGTGTCTACAACGATAAGTTTCATGACAGAGCCCCGTAAAAAGACCCCGTTAATTTAACCAGATTAACGGGGTCGATTTCTCAAGCAGCAGGTTGCTTCTCAGGGGCCGGAGCTGGCTTCGGCACTTCAACCGTATGCGTTCCAACGTTAATAAACTTGTGGTCTGCATCCCACCTCATGTCGGCAAAAGTCTGCCCATTGGTGCGATCCCACGGCTCAGCGGCCATGATATCGAGATACTGTTTCACAGTCATCCCGGTCTTGTAAACATTGAAACGATCATTGGCACCCCGCGTCTTGGCGTTCTCCTTCAGCACAGTAATGATGTGCTCATCAGGGAACGTGGGAAGCCGGGGCCTCGGGGTAGCACCTTCCTTCTTGACCTTGGCCTTTTTCTCCTTCTTTTCGCCAGTGTCAGGAGTCTTGACTGGCTCTTTCTTGACGGCGGTTGGTTGGTTCGCGTTCGGATTGGTGGTGGCACCGGGAATTGACATACTTGTCTCCTATGTTGACATCAATTAACGAATCAGTATATAGCACATCTGTAAACAGAAAGCAAGTCAGTGACAGAATTTATTTTTGTTTCTTGAGTTCACCCCAACTAGGCCCTGATTTGATGTCTGTCAGCATGGGTATCGTAATAGCCTGGACAGCTTCTTCCATAAGTTTGGCACATTCATGTGCTTTATCAGGACTATCAAAACTGAATGCAAGTTCATCATGAAGCTGTAACAGCATGTGATGGCCTGCTCGATATATGTCACGCATAGCTCTTTTTGTTTGTCGTGCAGCACTGCCCTGAATCATTCGGTTAAAAGCCTTATGCGTATACGACCTCTTCATTCTTTCGCCATACCATGGATGTTTGGGATCCTCCTTGCGGCGTTTTGCTTCCTCTTCATCACATGGCAATGTATTAATTTTATCATTTTTCTTTTTATATTCATACTCCATGGCAAAGTTCCGGAGGCTTGGTTCCCATTGGTTGAAATGGTTACGAGCACCGTCAATTAATTTGATGTATCCATTATTGTGTGCGAACCGGGCATAATGCTCCGCAGCTTCACGTACAAATGGTAGTGTTTCATCGTATTGCTTCATTGTCCTTTCTGCTTCTTCCCTGCTCATGCCAGTCATGAGGGCAAACTTAGCGACCCCTGCACCATAAGACTTTGCAAAGTTAACATCCTTAGCTCTGCGTCGCGGTAAACGAGTAATCTCCGCCACATAATTATGAAAGTCAGTGGTCGGATCATTGCGATACATATCAGCAGCACGTTTAGCTCCTGTCTTCTTTATTAGTTCAGCTACAAAAACAATGAGCCGGTATTCTTGCTGCTGGTAATCAATACTATACCATGTTTCACCTTCTTCTGGTATAAAGCACGACCTGACGAGAGGTGCAAGCTCATCATCCCGGCTAGGCATTTGCTGGAGAGGTGGGTCGCTATAACTAAATCGGTGTGATCGGGCACCACCCCATTCACTTCGGAACTGGTTAACGGATGGATATACTCGTCCTTTATACTCATACTTTAAGATGAACTTGTGCAAGAATCTTTCGGCCAAATCTCTTTTGTGTTTAATCTGATGGACTGTTCGCGGAAACCAATGCGGGTGGTCTGCCATAAATTCTTTATCAAAATTAGGATTGCCTAAATCTGTTTCTGGGAAATTTATATTGCGTTCTTGAAACTGTTGCTTCAGCCATCGGCTAGAGCGTATGGTGTCGATCCCAACCTTCTGCCCAATATCCTCACCTAATTTCTTTAATGCCGCATCAGTTTCTTCTATCACTCTGTTGGCTAATGTTTCTGTTCGTTGTTTATCGATGCGAATACCACGTTGTTTCATTCTTAGTGTGACTGGCATAAGATCACACTCTAATTGATATGCATCCTCTAGATTTTCAGCTATCAACAAGGGCCGCATAATCTGTGCTAGATGTAGAGTGCTTGCAGCATCTTGCTCAGCATATGGCCCGACATACTTACCGTCTAGCTGCCATAGGTTTGATTTAATATCTTTTTGCTTATCAATACCAAAACTCGCCATGGTATCTCTTAACAGTTCCTCATTCTTGCCGGGTATTCCTAGCCAGTGGCATAGATTATCCAAGCTAAATGAAGATAGGTTTTCATTTATCATAGAAGCCATAGCCGCTGTGTCATCAA